TAATCGGCCATTTGCGGCTGTGGATGGCGTGTACCGGGTTTCCGCTTACCTCGAACTCAATGCAACGTCTGCTACCGATGAGCAGGATAGCCTTGGCATGGTCCTTCGAAACAGTGGCACGACATTCTTCTCGACGCTCTGGCAACAAGGGGCTGGGCTGGTGCACACCGGTACCGTACGGCGCGGGTTCTCACATACACAGCTCGTGCAGATGACGTCCGGCCAATATATCGAGGTCCGCACAACGCAGAACTCCACTGACGGCGACAATTATACTGTTGTCGGCGAGAGCGGAGGCGTGCAAGCGACGACACTCCTACTGGAATATGTAGGAACATGATCGCAATGATGGACGTCCCCCACAATCTCGCGCCCACCGCTCAGGCGATCATCGTTACGGGTGCCGTCGCTACCGCGCTGTTCATGATTGGCCGGTTCGTTCGCACCACGATTCACGGGACGTACCGGTTCGCTCGCCGCCTCGACCTCATCCACACCACGATCCTCGAGGAGTTGCTACCGAACGGCGGCTCAAGTATCAAAGATCAGATCAGTCGCATCGACCGCAGAGTAGGGGACCTCGAGGCTCGCGTCTCGACGCTGATCGACGAACAGTGACCCCGAGTCTGGCCGATTGTCGAATTCCTCGTAGCGATTCCTGTGCGCATCGAACTGCGACAGCATCATCACACAGCACAACGCGTGCCCGAGGTGTGACTCGCCCGATTCTTCGTCGTCCGCATCACCATCCCACCAAGCCAGCAAGTGACGTAGTGCGGCTGCGTACACGCGCCCGAACATGATCCCTTTTTCCCAATTACGATCGGCGTACTTATCGGCTCCGAACGTGAACACTCGCGCCGTCGACTGCAGCGGGCCGACGGGCAGGAGATCCATGCGAGCTTTGCCGCCGTCGTCCTTGCGACCCTCACTCATCCTCGTACTCGACCTTCTCCGGAGGTGACTGGTTCGCGCCCTGCTGCAGCCGAAACAATGTGAGCGACTCGGGTTCTTTCAAGCAGTGCGACAAGTGGCGCAGCTTGTCGATGAGGTGCCTCGTGTTGATCTGACTCATGCCCGTAAACTCGGACAATTCGACGGCGAGTTCCTTGGGCTGGCGTGGATGATCGTTGCAAATGAAGTTGCGAGCAGAGCTGGCGTACCAGTGGCGGCTACTCAATGGCGCTCGCGATCCGCGCGTTGGCGATGTCGACGAATGCCTGCTCGGTGTCGGAGCCCTCAAAAACCCTCCCTTGGTGCACAGCTTGCACGCCGATCTCGCCGAGCCCCGCGAACGGGTCGACGACGAAGTCACCGGGATTTGTTGTGCGCGCAACCAATAGCGCGGCGAGATCCGATGGAGTCGTAATTCCGGCCCCATAATTGAATCCATGCTGCGAAGTTCTGATCACGCTCGACGTGGGCTGCAGCGGAATCGGCGAGTGCCCGGTGCGCGTCGCGTGGATCACATAGTCGTGCGTTACGACCTGTTCGCCCACGCTGCGTTGCAGCGTCCCTTGCCTGTCCCAGACGTACATTCCGCGCACAATGAACGGCGACGGACCCGCGTCGATCGCGTGATAGGCGATCTCAAACGGCAGGTACGGATGCAGATCGGTCGAGCCGACGATGAGCACGACTGATCCCGACTCGCTCAATACGGTTTCGAGGTCGACGAGCATTTCGGTGACAAGCTCGTGCGTATCCGCGCGGCCAGGCAAGCCTGAGTACGGAGGGCTTGTAATAATTGCGTCGACCACACCATCGTCGAGCGAGGCGAGAAACTTGCGGGCTGTTTTGCAGTAGATCACGGGCGGGCCTCGACTGTTCGTAGGGCGTCGAATATCTGGTCGACCTCGTCGGCGGCGATGAATCCGCTCGCGCCCGCCTGCACGGTGACGTGCTCGATCTCGCCAGCCTTCCACCGATCGAATGCCTGCACGAGAACGCCGGATAGCTTCCCCGTGTGGTGAATCAGCGGCACGGCTCGACGGGACACGTCGCTGTCGTCGACCTCGACGTATGAAATGCGTGCAAGCACTGCTGTCCTTTCGGGGCCAATCACTGATTGGAGTTAGCCTACGAAACGCATAGGACGCGCACCGCGTCTGACCAGGGTGTCAGTATGCGTCGGTCAAGCTATGACGCATGAGCGGCCGAGAGGCTGCTACCCCCGGCAGGCAGGGAAGCCCACCGGGGGGTTTTTGCGTTGTAGTACCACGCAGAGGATTGGAGCCTCATGCGAATCAGCCGCACCCTCACCTACGGATCACTCGTCACATTCATCGCACTGGTCGTATTCACGACCGACGCGAACGCCTCGCGCAGACCCGCGCCCCCGCACATAGTGCGCGCAGGACACCAGGCCCACCCACCGCGTAGCGGCACGGTACAGAAGCGAGCTTGGGCCGTGTGCCAAGTCTGGGGCTACCGTCGCTGCACCGCCGCACTGCACGTTGCGTGGTGCGAGTCCAGCCTTCGACCCTACGCTAGAAATGGCCAGTACCGGGGAATTATGCAGATGGGTTCTAGCGAGCGCGCGAGATTCGGTCACGGGCCAGGAACTTGGGCTCAGGCACGGGCCGCCTACCGATATTTTCTCATCGCCGGATGGCGTCCCTGGGAATGTCGTCCTTGACGATTGCCCGCCTTCGATACGAGCTGCGTGTCGCATGGTGCAACCTGCGCGGCGGATGCCAGATGACGCCAGTCGACGCTGGACATATCGCCGCAACCGTGATCGGCCCCGTGAACACGATGACCGAATCCTGCCCGCGATGCGGCCGGGCCACCATGCACCTGTACCCGTCGGTGGATTGACGTGCGTCCGGTTCCACATGTAGGGTTCTCCTTGTGAACTACGGCAGCTCGCTAAGGGGCCTGTCGTCAGGTCAGGGTAGTAGCCCGCAAGGGTCGAGGGGGCAAGGGCCTCTGAATCTCCTGACAAGCGAAGTTCCTTAGCACCGGATATGGTACTGCGACCGGCACCGACATTGCGTACCAGCGGAGCCCTCGCCTCACGGTGGGGGCTTTCGTCTATCTTGGCCCCGGTTGCCCGTCGCACCCTCTCCGGAGAATGTGTACGATCTCGCCTTCAACTATGGGAGGCAAGAAGTGGAGCCCACGCTCACAATCGACGGTGATCGGCTAGAGCTGCGCGTCACGTTCGCCGACAAGTACGCCGCGAAGGAAATACCCGGCTACAGATTCGAACGCCGAAAGTCGAATTATGAGCAATCCGTGTGGAGCTACCCCGTGTCCGCCGCCGCAGCGCGCGAGATCGTGCACCACTTCCCTCGCGTGAACATGAGCCGCGACGCCCAAGCAGCCGTGGAAAAGAGCCTATGGAACGCCGATCTAGCGGATGCGCTCAAAGCCAGGGGAACCCAACTCGCAGCGCCCTTGCGCGAGTACCCGATCCGCCGCGACGTGCGCGGCGCCGACGGCAAGTTACTGTCGATGTATCAGCATCAGATCCTCGCCTCGAACCTCGCGATGCTACTGCCGTCTTTCGCGCTCATGGCCGAGGTAGGAACTTCGAAAACCGTGGTCGTGATCGCCGCCGCCGGCCGGCGATACCTCGACGGCGAGATCAGGCGCGTGCTCGTCGTTGCGCCAAAGAGCGTCGTGCAGGTGTGGCCACGCGAGTTCGCGAAGTGGGCCAACTTCCCATTCGACGTTCGCGCGCTCACCGGGTCGTCGGCGCGGCGAGTCAAGATGCTCCACGAATCACAGTGGGACAGCTGGGAGCGCGAGTGCGGACCCGAGGATGGCGGCGCGCTACAGGTCGCCGTCACGAACTACGAGTCGACGTGGCGTATCGCCGACGCGATCGCGCAGTGGGCGCCCGACATGATCGTCGCCGACGAATTTCACCGGATCAAGACGCCGGGCGCGTCGCAATCCAAGGCGATGCACAAGCTCGGCGAGATCCCCGCCTACAAGATCGGCCTCTCCGGCACACCGGTATCGCAGCACCCGCTCGACATATTCTCACCATACAAGTTCATGGACGCCACGATCTTTGGCACTAGCTACGGCACGTTTCGAAACCGACACGCGATCATGGGTGGATTCGAAGGCCGCGAAGTTGTCGCGTACAAGGACCTCGAAGGGCTTGAGCGGCGTATGCACTCGATCGGGTACCGCGTTACGAAGGAGGAGTGCCTCGACTTGCCGCCGGTCACGCCGACCGTCGTGCCGTGTGAGCTTGAGCCGTCCGCGAAAAAGATCTACGACGCATTCGCCCGCGACGCGACAATCGAGATCGAGGAGGGCCGGCACATGACCGGCACAAACGTGCTCACCAAGACGCTACGCCTACGGCAGATCGCGGGAGGATTCCTCACCGACGACGACGGACTGACCGAGGTCGTGTCGACAGCAAAGATGGAAGTGTTCGACGACCTACTCGCAACACTGCTCGACGCGGGTGAGAAAGTTATCGTGTTCGCGACGTTTGTTGCCGAGCTTGACGCGATCATCAGGCTGATCGAGAAGCGCAAAGTTGGGTACGTCACGATTCGCGGCGGCATTCCCGACAAGATTCGCAACGAGGCTGAGAGTCGATTCCAGAATGACGACTCGGTCCGCGTGTTCGTCGGACAACTCGTCGCAGCTGGCGAGGGTATTACGCTCGTCGCCGCGCGCAACACGATCTTCTACTCGTGGGACTACAGCCTGATCCACTACGAGCAAGCGTCGGGACGTGACGACCGGCCAGGTCAGACGAGGACCGTGACGCACCACCACATCGTCTGTGACGGCACGCCCGACGTGGGCTCACTGGAAGCTTTGCAGCGCAAGCGTAATGTCGCAGACGCCGTGGTCGACGGCCAGTGGCGCAACCTCATATCCGGCCGCTCTGTCATCGCGGTAAATGAGTTCGCGAAGTAGCGCACGACGTCCTGCAAAACAGGTAGTATTGCCCTGCCCAATGCCCGCAAAAAAGGATCCAAAGTGAACGACTTTACTCCCGTCACCGAGACGAGCAGCACCGCTGCCTCGGACGTATTCGAGCTCGCCGACCGCATCGTCGAATTGCGCGCCAAGAAAGCAAGCCTCAAAGCCGAGGTAAAGGACATCGACGACACGCTTGAAAAACTCGAGGAAGCCGCCGCCGAGCAGATGCGGAACGGACGCGCCTCAAAGCGCTTCGAACGCGCTGGATTCATGTTCCACTTGCGTACCAAGCACCACGTCAACGTCAAAGTCGCGAATCGCGACAAGGTCGTCGAGTGGCTGCGCGACAATGGCTACGACTCAATGATCGGTGAGTCGGTGCGCGCGTCCGCGTTCGTCAAGGAGTGGTTCGACGAGGGTAACGACGAGTTGCCGGACGGGCTCAAGGGCCTGATCGACATCTACTCAGAACCAGAATTGGTCCTCAAAAAAGACAGCTAGATCAATAACCAAACCAAGCAGGAGAAGACATGACAGAAGTAGCAGAAAAAACGTCGAATGACGTTGTGACACAAGGACACATCGCCCGGCGACTCGCCGGAGCGAATGTCAGTGACATCGAGATCCCATCCGTCAAGGTCCCCGGTAGCGGCGGCACAGTCTGGGAGATCCCAGGCGACGAAGCTACGAAGGAGATCATTGGCACAGTCATCGACGACTACTCAGTCGACAGCTTCTACATCGACGAGTTCGACGGGGGCAACGAACCACCGGACGCATTGTGGATCGGCGGCGAATTCCAGTACGCCAACGACCGCGCGCGCGAGGAAGGAATCCTCGGCGGCCTACTCGCCGACGAGCCGCTCGCGAAGTTCGACGCCGACCTCGGCAAGACGCCGATCTCTGGTCGCTGGCGTATCTTCCTCGTGCCCGACGGCGAGTTCCTACCGCTGCGTATCGAAGTGCCGGTAATGAGCCGCAAAAAGTGGTTCAATTTCGCACTCGCCAAGATCGAGGGACGCGGACGATCCACAACCGACGCGGTAATCAAGCTCGGACTTGAGCAGCTCACGAACAAGGGCGGCATCAAGTACGCGCGCATCGTACCCGAGTTCGTTAGGTGGCACGACGCAGACGAGGCAGCTCACTTCGCTGGCGTCGCCGAGTCGTTCCTGCCACTCACGCGCCGCACGTCCACTCCGGAGAGTGTTGCCGCTGTCGACGACTCCGAGGAGATCGTCTAGGCATCGCCGCTCGCACCATCCCCGGCGAGGGGCATCCTCGCCGGGGCCTACTACTTCGATCACTCCTCAAGCAAAGGAACCAGGCATGACAACTACAGCGCCAGCAAAGCCCAAGGACAAGACGCCCAACACCAATAATGCGCCAACGCCAGACAAGGCCCCGGCGAAGTCGCCAGCGCCGAAGCTCGTCAAGATCACGGTGGGGCGACTCGACAAGATCGACATCAAGCTGTTCACCGCAGCCGCAGACGTCACCACGGCAATCGACGGACTCAAGGAACTCGTCGCCGGCAAGCACAATTCGAAGTCGCCAATCGTGGACGATCTGCGATCAATGTCAATCGGACTAGCCGAGGTTCTGAATCAGCTCAGGGCATCCCATGAATCACTGCACCAGGTCAGGGAAACAGTCGCAGACCTCCTGTAACCGATCCGACTTGTAACATTGTGCGCGGCATCCCAAGCCCTGCACTGCGCGAACCCCAGGCCCCAGACCTGGGGTTCCTTTTTTTGTCCGCAAATAGCGACAATTCGCAAGCCGCTAACCTTGGATCCGAAAGCCCAACCTAGTACCCTGTCGTCCCCGCGTGTGGGCGGGGGAGGTGGGTGTGACCGGCAGCTGATCAAGAATGGCTGGCTACACGGTGGTGCAAATTGCTGGGAGGCATGGGTGACCAATCCCGAGATCGATGGTCGAATTGACTATCAGAGTTTTTACAAGCGCTACCTCGACCGGATGCAAGTCAGCGGCGACGACGCCAGTGCACGATGCCCCGTTCACTCTGGCGGCAAGGAGCGCAACGCGAGCTTCTCCGTCAACCTCAAGACTGGTGTTTACAAATGCCACGGATGCGAGGCCAAGGGCAACGTCTACACGTTCCTCGCTTGGGCACAGGGAATGACCGCCGAGCAAGCCAAGAAAACAGTGCTCGAAATGGCCGGCATCGTCGACATGGGAACCCGCAAACCCGCCGCCCGAGCGAAGCTGTCCGTCGCCGACTACGCTCGCGACAAGCACCTCCCAGAAGATTGGCTACGCGAGCTGGGAATCAAGGACGTGCGCGGCAACACCCACATCGCGATCCCCTACATCGACGTGAACGGCGAGATCCGCTGTAGCCGTCGCCGCCACGCAAAAAGTGCTGGCGCCCGATTCACATGGATGCCCGGCGCGAAGGGCAACATCATCCCCTACGGCGTGTGGAAGCTACGCGACCTCGCAGGCCAGCCCATCATCCTTGTCGAAGGCGAGTCGGACTGTCACGCACTCTGGCACCGAGGCGTCGACAACGTGCTCGGCCTGCCAGGCGCGGAAATGTGCAAGCCCGAGTGGGTTACCGACTTCCTCGCCGCAGCACCCGAGATCCTCATCCACATCGAACCCGGCGACTCCGGCGCCAAAATGCTACGCAAGACGAGTCAGTCGATCGCACTAGCCAACTACACCGGCATCGTCAAGATATTCAGCACCATCGGCGCGAAGGACCCCGCTGACCTGCACCGCGACAAGCCGGACGACTTCGACCAGCTCTGGGCGAAGGCTCTCGCATCCGCCGAGATCGTTGACCCCAAGCAGTTCGCGGACGCCGAGCGCGACACCGGCACGATACTCATCCCCGGCATGACCACCGGCCTACGCTGCCCCGAGGACTACAAGGTGTCGCCCGGCAGTGGCATCACGCGCGAGACGTTCAGCCGTCAAGGCGAGCCGACCACCGTCAAGGTCTGTCCGGTCCCGCTCACGATCAGCAGGCGCCTCAAGTCGATCGACTCCGGAGAGGAGAAGGTTGAGCTTGAGTACCAGCGCGACGGCGCAACTCACAAGATCACCACGAAGCGATCCACGGCATTCACCGCCAGGGGCATTGTCGAACTCGCCGACCGGGGACTGCCAGTCAGCTCGGACCGCGCAACCGAGATCGTCAAGTACCTCGACGCACTCGAAGCGGCGAACCTCGACACGCTCCCCCGCGTGCGATCCGTCGAACGCATGGGCTGGGTATCGTCAAAGCAGTTCCTCCCAGGCCACTGCGACGACGTGATACTCGACCCGCCCGATGGATCCGAGTACCTCGCCGATGCCTACCACGAACGCGGATCGCTCGCCGCGTGGATCGCCGCCGCGACGCCCGTGCGCGAGCAGTACCCACGCGCCCGTTTCATGCTCGCGTCGAGCTTCGCAGCGACGATGCTACGCGACTTGCGTCAGCGCGTGTTCATCGTGCACTTTTGGGGTAAGTCACGCGGCGGAAAAACCGCGTCCATGAAACTCGCGCTCTCAGCATGGGGCGAACCAGACGGACTCATGGCGACGTTCAACACCACGGCCGTCGGCCTCGAGCGCCTCGCCGGGTTCTACAATGATCTGCCCCTCGGCGTCGACGAGCGCCAGGTCGTGTCAGGATCGAAGGGCGGACAGGGATTCGTCGAGTCCCTCGTCTACATGATCGGTTCCGGAAAGGGCCGCGTGCGTGGAGCGAAGGGCGGCGGCCTGCAGAACACGCAGGCGTGGCGCACCATCGCCTTGACGACCGGAGAGCAGCCACTATCGGGATCCGCCAGCCAGGAGGGCGTGAACACTCGGTCGCTCGAAATCTACGGCCTGCCGATCAATGACGAGGACCTCGCGCGCGGGATCCACCGAACCGTCGGCGACAACTACGGCATCGCCGGCCCCGAGTTCATCCGCAACTACCTCGCCTACCAAGCGGTTGGCGGCGACGTCGTTGCCGAGTACGCGGAAATGGTTGAGGCCGTCGCGAAGCTCGCGCCCAAGCACATGCCCGCACACCACTCTGCAATCGCGTGTGTGGCGCTCGCAGACGTCTACCTGTCCCGGTGGCTATTCGGCCTTGTCGACTCGGGACACGCGCGCACAGAGGCCCTCAAGATGGCCGAGCAGATCCTCGGCGACGTCGGCACCGCAGACGAGGCCGACTACACGAAGCGGTCCATCGAGTGGATCGAAGGCTGGCTGGCCCGTAACCGGGACAGGTTTGTGTCCGATGAGTGCAAGGAGCCGTGGGGATTCGTCGAGGATGGCATTACCTGGATCGAGCCGGCGAACCTCGAACACGCACTCGATGAGGCGAGATTCTCCTCTCGCCGAGTCATTCGTGATCTCGCAAGCTGTGGGCGACTTGTCAAAGATTACGATCACTCTGGCAAAGTGCGGTATAGACGACGTAAGACATGGCAGAGAAATCGGGTGTGGATGGTAGGGTTCAAGCCCGATATGGCCCCATCGAGTGATCCAGTGGGCCATAAAAATGAGTCGAGGGGGCCAGATGAATTACCAGGATTTGCAGGCTAATGGACCACTGGATCACAATGGATCACTAATTACATCTATTCCCGTATGCGAACACTGTGTTACTGCAACACCGGAGTGTGCAACGTGGTTGTAATCCCTCTAGGAAGGTAAAACCGAGTGGCCAGTGATCCAGTGGTCCAAACCCCTGCAAATCACAAACTTTTACTGGACCACTCGGAGTTTGCAGGCCGAATCAGGGGGCCACAATCCCCGTAATTGTTACAGAAAACCAATCAATAGCAGGAAGAAAGTGAGTGGTCCACCATGAAAAAGCGGGCATACAAGATAGAAGCTAGGTCATGCGGCTTGATTGAAATTCGATTCACCGTCGTCGTCGCATCCCAACAAAGAGGCGATGACACAAGCGAACTGCTCAGACAGGCCGCAATCGAGATCGGCGGAAGGAGTATCGACAGTATTGAGATCACCTATGTCGGAATCGTGGCTGGAGAGAGCGCATGACAGGCGAGCGCAAAGCCCCCCCCCCTCGGGGCGCTGACATGGCGCAACCCGCCGACGTCACCGCTCGATGCACGAGGCCCGCCTGCGGCTTCAAGGTCGAGGCGACAAGCTGGCAGGAAGCCAAGAACGAACTGGATGCGCACTGCTGCGGGGCCGGCGATGGCCACTAACGGGCCAAGCGAGATTTCGATCGTTCGACAAATCGTTCGCCAATTGAATATGATTCCGGATGCCTATGCGAGGAAGTGCTATGGCGGCGCGTACTCGGGTGGGTGGCCGGACATTATTGCCCATGTGCCCGGAGTTGGAATGCTCGCCCTGGAAGTCAAGCGACCGGGGGGTAAGCCTACGCCCCTGCAGAGCGCCGAGCTTGCGAAGTGGCGCAAGGCTGGCGCGATCTCCGGAGTGGTGACGAGTTGGTCTGAGGTGAAACAAATGCTTGACGAATTTCGATATCCGTTGTAAAGGTTTACTGACAAGGTGCCGATAGGTAGAGCATGAACACAATCGTACTTATTGGGAAAGTTACGAGCGTCCACTTGGCCAGCTACGAATTCAATTTGGCGGTCGCAGACTCGGGAGCCGACCCGCACGTCGATCTGTTCGTTGTGCAAACAGACGGCACCGCGAGATTGCCGCTCGAAGGCGAGCACATCGCCGTTGACGGCAGCGTGTCGAGCAGTGGCATTGTGCAGGCCCGGCGAGTGGTCGTCATGGGATTGGAGCAAGAACTATGAGTGACTGGGAAACACAACTTGCCCTTGAGCAACACGCCAGAACGCAGACCGTGGATATCCACGGGAACGAGGTCAAACTCTCAGTTGAACCATCACGCCTCGACAGGTACGGCGAGCCCGAGGGATTCCTCGCATTCGTACAGGTCGGTAGTGACTGGTTCTCGTCTAACGAGTTGCGCCGCCTCGCCCAGGCGATGGACGACACCGGATACGGTGACCAGTCGTGACGCAACGAATCGTCTACAAGGCAACGTGCCCCGGCTGCGAGGGCTCGGGCAAGATCGCTGTCTCCTCCGGAGAGCCGCCGTGCCCGTTCTGCAGCTACGAGGATGCGAGCGGCAAGACGCACGATCCCTTGTCGACAGTGCGCGACCGCAACATTCACCGGGAGACGCACCCTTGGTGCGACGCGAAGCTGCTCAGGGCGATCACGATTGCAGTGCGGGATCGCGACAGGTTGCGTGAGGCGCTCAAGCTCATCGCGGCGCAGCATGCTCGTGCGAGAGTGCGCGAGCACGCCAGAATGGACCAACGCATCATCGAGCACGAGGAGGCCCTGCGCGCCGAGGGCGCAGCCGCCGAGCGGGCGCGCTGCCTGCGAATCGCTATCGATGCCAGAGAAGCCGCAAAGCCCGCCGCGAACGATCACGACCGGGGATGGTACAACTGCGCCAACCTCACCGTGATTCGCATACAGGGCGGCATGGTGATCGAAGATGACGACTGAGACGAAGCTGTCGGGTATCTATGGCCGAGCGATATTCGTCGACGGCACCAAGGGCGAGTGGTATTACACTGGCCTGTCCAACGCAGAGACAACGATTGCCGCGCACTCGGTGTGGGTCCAACTCCGAAGCGAGGGCCACCGTCCGATGCACGAAGGCGGCAGGGTTTCCCAGGTCGTGATCGGCGAGCCCGGCTGTGAGGCGTGCGAGCGCGAGCCCGCGTTCCAGCCAAGCCACTACGGTTCGTCGTTGTGTGAGTGCGGGTCGCTGGCGAGTGGTGGCGACCGGGCGCATTGCTCGTGTGATGGGTGCTTCTAGTGAATGTCGTCGGAGTCAAGATCACTCGCGAGCGCACACCTGATACGCGATGGATTGTTCGGTTTGCCGAGCTAATCAAGGGATCGCTGTATCCGAACCCGGGTTCATTCGGAATTACTTTGGGACAAATCAACGATGTCGAACTAGACGAGCGCCATGGCCGTCTAACTATTGGTTACGGCGACCACTGTAAGGTTCCGAGGCCCGACGATTCGATCCGGTACGGAGTAGATATTTTTTATAAACTCGAGTCCTGCGATTCCGATGTGACATGGCAACGAACACACGTCGCTAGGTGCCAGATTATTTCTGTGTCACTTGGCGTGATCGAGTTCGAAGTTCACAACGTGACCGGCGAGGAGGCTGCCGAATATATATCCGTTGCGACTGGGCATGAGTTTGGCTCAGACATCGAGTATTCATCGTTTTGGTTCGAGCAGAATGAGATTGACGAATGAATCGCCCCAAGCGAAACGACGAGCCAGTAGGCGCCAAGGAGATCGCCGAGCGCCTCGGTATCCCCGAGAACGGTGTGCACGTCTTGAAGTCACGCGGCCAGCTGCCCGAACCCGATATGATTGTCGGCGGTCGAGCTGCGTGGTGGTGGCTCGCAACGATTCGCCCGTGGGCGACCAGGACTGGGAGGCTCTGATGGGTAAGTCATGCGGGGTAGAAGGCGTCTGTGACAGATGTGACGAAAACTACCCAACACCTTGGTTTGCGCCCAACTTTCTATGGAATATCGTTGTCGGTGGACCCGGATACCGCGGCGACCCCGGCGGCATGCTCTGCCCCAACTGCTTTATAGAAAAAGCAGAGGAGAGAGGCGTGCGCGCGATCTGGAAGGTGTCTGCAGAATGAGGTGCATCGCAGTCAAGCGCGACAGCCTGCGCTGCACGCGCCAAGGCAGCGCCACGCTAGTCATCGGCGGCCGGTTATATGAAGTGTGCGGCATGCACTACAAAGCATTCTACGAAGCCATAGCCACTGGCAGCGCCCACGCCGGATCGAGAATCTTGCACGGCGTCAACACCACGATCCCTCCGGAGAAGGACCTGTAATGAGCCGCACAACCGACCACCCACGCGAGTTTCAAATCAACACGTTCCAGGACTATCAACGATTCTGGGACTACTACGAGCGCAGTGCCTTCGCGAAGGAAGCCGCGCGCCAGCTGCGCAACGGTGTCGCGATCAAAGTCTGCCTCGAGCCGGGCGACATGACAGCGTACAAGCTGCGTCTCATTCCGGTGCGTGAGCGTTCGAGTGGCGTTGCGAGTCAGTGCCGAGAGTCATTCCTCGACGAGGAGACTGAGACTCACAGCCGTGTGATAGTTCGCCTCGATAACTGTGGTGAGGGATGGGCGACGATCTACCTGATCGGCAACCCCGATCCGATCACGATCAGCGACCTCATGTCGTTCGCTACGGATCGTTGCGCCGATGTGAATCTGTCGACGCGCTACGCTATCGCCGGATTGCTTGAGGCGATCAGGTTGGCGGACCATGCCTGCAAGACGGGGCCGGATCGATGAGTCGGAGGAATTCTCTGCCGGCACATAAATGCCACGCCTGCGACCGTCACGTCATCACCTGTGCCAGCTCGCCGTGTCTGGCCAGGAGGATTGCATTGCGCTGGCACTTGCCATTGCCTGCCGTGGTAAAGCGATGGATCGTAGGTCCGCTATGATTCTGCGACGCCTCGCCTGTCGCCTATTCGGCTGCCCCGCGCCCACCGACCAGGACCTATTCAATCACCGCGTGTTCCAGCTCGCCGTGCCGTGGCGACGCATGCGTTGCCGGCGGTGTCGCGGACGAATGGGGAGGTTCGATTGAGTACGCTCGCAACCGAAGTTATCGCCACGGCCAGAGCGTTCTTGGCGCACAAGTACCTCGTGGAGTTCCCCGCCGAGAAGCGAGCCGACGCGCTACGCATGCTCATCGGCATAGCCATCGACATCGAAGCGGGCGAGATCAGCCTCGGCGACGCACTGTCAATGCTGCACCGTATGAATGAGTTGGAGGTTGACTTTCCGTGACCGCCCGCCCTGGACACTGCTCAATCTGTAACACGCCGACCGTGCGCGCCCTCGACATCGGCACCGGGCACACACTCGTGCTCAACATCGAGCCGCACGAGCAAGGCCGATACGAGATTCAGAAGGACGGATCCGCACGACTGCGTCTCACCAAGGCTGGGAAGCCCGTGCGCTCAGGGAAGGGTCACGCGCCGCACATGTGTCGGGCATCCGAAGGATTGTTCTGCCCGCCAGAGGAGGAGTGGGATGGCCAGCCGATCGGCAGGGCAGTTGGAGCCGTTGGTGGATTCAACTATCTCAAAGTCGAACCGCCACTCATGGCGAAGTCAGGCCCCGACGTACCAATGAGCCTGCGCGAACTCGTCGAACTCGTCGGCCCCGACGGCAATGTAGACGACTACCATGACTGGACCGGAACGCCTAGCGGCCCCGCGACGTGCGGCGTCTGCGGCCAGGCGGTCATGGTGTGCTACCACCAAGGACGCTCCGACGGTGTCAGGCCCGTGATCCTCGACGAGCGCACACGCAAGTGGGGACCATGGAAGGCATACCGCAAGACACCTGGTCCTGATAGGATTCTTTGCGAGTTCATGGGCGACAAGAACGCCGTCGCCAACCGGTTCAACCATCGACTGATCTGCCCAGAAACGAGGCCCTCCACTTGAGTACGGCCAAGCCCAGGGTCCGCATCGGGCCTATCATTCCTCAAGGCATTTCCAATGGACAGCGCGGCAGCTAATCTTGCACGGCAACCCGCACAAACCTTGGAGATGACGATGCACGAACCCGCCGCAACGCTCAAGAACATTGTCCGTGGGCACCTCGACAAGATGTCTCATTGGCCTAGTGATGACAACGAGGTAGCAGAAGCATGCGCAGCAATCGTCGCCACGCTCAATAGGGACTTGGTGTTGCTCGCGGCCCAGACGGGCATCCGCCGTGTTGTAGCCGATATCAATGGCGCTGACAGGCAACGAAATAGTGTCACAGAACACTACGACTCTACGACGGACCCTCGCATATTGGCGCGAACCGATTACGCTCAGAGCCACGTCACCATCCCCAGTACCGGAGAGCGCGTACGCTTCTGCGACCTCACCGTCGATCAGCACCGAGAGCGAATAGCGCACATGCACCAGCGCGTGCAAGGCATTCAAGAAACTATTGACCGGCACCTACGAGCTATCCAAGAGATACAGAAAGCTGGCGCTCGCACGTTGAGCGACCTGGAAGTCGGTGTTGCTGTATGAAAGCTTCCTCACCCAAAGTGGTTGCGAAACCCAGCGATACTCCGGTGAGGCGGGCAGCCAAAGTAGCGGCGAAAACCAAAGTGCGCACGCTGCCCGAAAATTTACCTCCGCCCAGTGCAGCGTCGAAAACCATGGATCCAACGGCGGGGGGGGAGTCTAGAAACGCAACGAACACCATTGCATCTACGACTCCCGAAACTTTGCGGCACCCCATCAAGAAGCCGAAACCCAACCACGCGGCGGGTGCCGTGACCCTTTGCCAGCCCATTCGGGCGACGAACTCCAATCCTTCCTCGGCTGGCGAAACCATTGACCACCCAGCAGATGCCATCAGAGTTGCGAAAACCGATCCCGATCCGATTCTGCTGGGTGGTCAACAATACTGGATGGCCCTGCGCGTATTCAGTGAAACCCTCTACGACACACAAAAAATACGCATGGGCATCTCAAGCCGAATTAACAGGGCGTCCGTCGAGCAAGAAGTCCTACAACAATCATTCGAACATGTCATTGAATCAGAGGCGATGCTAGGTAAATGGCTGGACAAACAAATCAAGAAAGGCCCCTTCGGCGATTTCATCAAACATAGTCCCGGCGTAGGCGTGCGCCTGCTTGGGCGCCTACTTGGGCACTTGGGCGACCCCGCTGTCGCAGAACTACCAGACGGATCGTATCGATATAGAACCGTTAGCCAACTCAGACAACTCTGCGGGCACGGCGACGCAACACGAGTTCGCCGCAAAGGCATGAGCCAGCAAGATGCTCAGTCGTGTGGTTCGCCCACCATGAAAATGCTCGTGCACCTAATATCAGAATCGGCGGTCAAGGAAGGCGGGCGCAGCGTAGACCGATGGCGAGAAGATGGAGTGTGGGGCGAAGGCGAAGCGCGGCGTCCCTACCGATCGACATATGAGCAACGCCGCGAAGTAACCGCAAACCGAGAATGGACAGATGGGCACAAGCACAACGACGCTCTGAGGATAGTTGGTAAGCAACTACTGAAAGACTTATGGGTCTACGCTCATAGCGTCCGCGACGCACCGTAGGATCTCCCCATGAACCCGAAACGAGCCCAAGCCCGCGCCGCCGGAAAAACACGCAAAGCCCTCGCAGCGAACAACCGCAGGCAAGTCGTGGCGCATGCGCTCAATCACCCAGCCAGGAGGTTGGGCGATGGAGTCTGAAATAAATACAGGCAGTTGGCACGAAGGGGTGACGCCGGACTGCAAGGTAGAGGTATACGACGACCGGCCGGAACCATCAGCCGGCGCGGCTGATTTAGGAGACTATTCAATGACACCTGACACAACCGAACTCAACCCGTCAAACTGTGACCGCGACGGCAAGTGCTGCGGCGGCGTCGAATGCGGCGAAGTAGGAACCCTCAACGTCGGCAAGGCACGCTACTCCGACCCGCTCACCCGACTCTCATTCGACATCATGGGAGCCACGCTCGCCATCGGACTCACCATCCTGCTTATCGCAGCATTCGCCCGCACCACAGTCTGGATACTCGGCTTCTAAAAGTTTGGTCCGAAGGCATGGTGCGCGGGGAGAACCCGCGACGGCGGGGTTCGTCCATGAAACACCCTCGGACCAAAACTATCCGCATCCGGCCAGCGCTGATACGATTACCCAATGGCCGCAGGACGCCCCAGCAAGCTCACAGATCAGCTGCTCACCAAGCTCGACGAGACAGCGGAATCGTTCTGGAGCATCGTCGACGCGTGCGCCCACCTCGGCATCCACCGATCCACATACACCGCATGGAGGAACCAGGGAGACGCGGACAGAGAAGCCGATATCGAAACAAAGTTCTCACGCTTTTCCGACATCGCCATACGCGTAGGCGGGCCACTCAGACGCCAACTCGCAGACTCGGCGCTCAAAGCATGCCTCATGGATCCGAACGCAACGCACGACGAGAAGATCAGGGCGGCCGCGATTATCTTGCGACTCGACTCAGCTTCGAAGCTCGAAGTGTCTGGCCCTGAGGGCGGTCCGATTGAGACGGCGCTCAAGGGCTTTGAGGATTCGATTTCGAGGATGATCGAGAATAAGGGCAGGGTGTGAGTCATCCTTATGATAGAATCCGCCCTCGCATTGCTGACAGTTATCGTGTACGTCGCTTCGCTCGCATATCTGCATCGCCACCTGCCCACTGATCTCGGCGACAGGCACCCCCCTTGTCCTCCGGAGTAGACCCGCAGATCGTTCAGGCGATGCGGTCTGCTGGCGAGCAACGCTGGCGAGCTTGGCAGGAGTACGCACGCCCAGCGCAGATCCCCCACCCCACCAAGTCCGTGTCGGCGCTGATCTGCGGGCGTGGCTACGGCAAGACTCGTAGCGGCGCTGAGTGGCTCGCACACCAAGTCCTGACCGACCCCGGAGCTTATGGCCTCATCGGACCTGATTACGCGCACTTGCGCACTGAGTGTCTTGAGGCGTACCTCTACGACATCATTCCGGAGAACCTGCGGCACTGGCGCGGCGACGTGCTGCAGCTCGACCTGGCCAACGGCAGCCTAATCAAAATATTTACAGCCAAGGTTCCCGACAAGGTTCGCGGCCCGAACCTCAAGGGCTACTGGATGGACGAGCCAGGCGAAATGCGCCACGGCATGAACGCTTGGGACAACGCCCAATTCGCAACGCGCATCCCACGCGGTGACGGCGGCGAGCCGCAAGCATTCGTCACCGGCACGCCAAAGCGAGTCGAACTCGTCAAGATGCTCGTCAGACTCGCACGCGACGAACCCGACGACCACCACCTCGCAGGCGGCAAGACATCCGAGAACATCGACAACCTGAGCCGCAAGCAAGTCGAACGACTCTACGCCCGCTACGAAGGCACGAAACTCGGCCTACAAGAGCTCGAGGGCGTCCTACTCGACGACGTTGACGGTGCGCTCATGCGCGGCCAGGACATCGCCAAGCACCGGGCACTACAACCAAACCCGTCACCCAACCTGCGCGTAATGAGCATCGACCCCGGATTCTCATCGAAGCAATCCGCCGACGAGGTCGGAATGATCATCGGCCAGAAAGTCGGGCACGGGAACCAAGCGATCGGAGAGATACTCGACGACTGCTCAACGCGCGGCACGCCAGGATCGTGGGGCGACCGCATCGTTGACAAGACGGTCGAGTACGGCATCGACGTAATCGTGTACGAAGGCAACCTAGTTGGACAATGGGTCAGGGAGACAATAACCGAGACCTTCCGCAAGCGCGGCGTGAAAATGCCCAGGCTTGAATCAGTCACCTCGCGATCAAGCAAGTGGGCGCGTGCCGAGCCAGTGGCCGCGCTCGCTGAGAAGGGTCGCTACCGGATGGTCGGTGAGTTCGGAATGCTTGAGTCAGAACTCACCTCATGGGTCCCCGATAGTGGAATGCGATCCCCAAATCGCCTCGACGCATGGGCTCAGATGGGTAGATACCTACTAATCAAGACTGCGGGCACGGGCAGCGTTGGTCCGAAGCGCACGCGGCGCGTCGGTAGCATCGGCTAGTCTGTCGCCAGCTAGGGACCCTCGCTCCGGCTCACCACCGGCATGGCGTCGACGACGACGACGCCCGACAGCCGCCACCGTAGGGCAACGGGGCGGCTGTCCTAATTGGGTCCGGCAAGTCGCGTAGTATCAGCGCACCGCCCCCCACCATACGAGGAGTGCCCGTGTTGCACAAAATCAGATCGAACGCCGGACGCATATTATTCGCGGCGCTGCGTCGCGTCGCCTATCCGACGCCCCGACAAGGCGATGACGATACCAAGGCGCTCGATCCGTATGTCGTTGGCAATTGGCTCGTATACACATTTCCATCAGATCTGCCGTTCCCAGTTAGGGGTGGCGACAGCATTCAGATAGACCTCAATGTAATCAATCGAGCGCTCAAGGAGAGCAAGTGACCATCACCACTACACGAATCAAGCCCGGCGGAAACACCGGAATCGTACCGCCATGGCTACAGCACCCAAAGCCAGGACCGGACGTACCGACAATCAAGAACGCCCAATAGCGTGGGCCGTGGCCGGGCAAAGCGTATTCAACGCAGCCCGTGCCACTCACGCGCCGGGAAGATCAAGAAGCGGTGGGCAACCGAGGCCGCCGCGAAGTTCGTAGTCGACTACAATCGCCACACTCGTGGCGAGGACCACCACCACTACGAGTGCCCGTCGTGCGGATACTGGCATACCAGTACGCACGATCCATTTGAGAGCGAGGGCTAGACTATCGTCATGGATTCAAGCAACCTCGCAGCGATCATTGTCGCCGGCCTCGCAGTCGCGCGCCTCACTGCGCTGATCGTGGACGACTCGATCCTTGAGCCGCTGCGACACCGAATCTTTCTACTCTCGCCGCCCGCCGCCGACGGCGACTTGGAGTTCTACCGGCATGTCGATCGCCGGGGGATACGACTCGGCTCGTACAAGACGATTAGCGAGCCACGCAAGCTCGGATTCCTCGGCCGTCTCGTATCCTGCCCGTACTGCGTCGGCGTGTGGATCGCAGCGGCGGCACTACTCGGGCACCACCTTTCTCCGGAGTGGACTGACCCGATCATCGTGGTCGCCGCCGTTGCGCAAGTCTCCGATACCGTTCTCACCAAGACGAGGTAACGCATGGCCGAGCGCCGCATACTCAACCCGTTCGCTCGCAAGCACAAGCCGGCGCACCGGTACGCAGCACACCAGATCAGCATCCCCGCCGTATCCGAGAGCGTGAAAGCACTATCCGCGCGCCTCGACGACTGGCAAGCCAAGGTCCTGCGCTACGCAGAGTTGATTCCCGAGGTGATGACCGGGTACAGCTTCGTGCACAACACCATGGACATGGTCACATTCGAGATTCAAAGATTCGACCGGCACGAGAACGAGTGGCTGGCCGATGACACTGCCGAGATTCAGGGTATCGAGCGGCGCCTGAACTTAGCGTTCAAAGCAGGTCGCGCAGCTGCACTTGGCCACTTGGTCGAGGAAGCGTTCGTACTGGTGACGCGCACGGCTGACAATGGATTCTGCTTCGAAACGCTTGGACCGACAGAGATCAAGTCGAAGGGCAAGCTCGTGGAGCGCCGCGTCTTGAAGGACGGCGAGAAGGACGTTTGGATAACGATTGGGCACGATACAACGATCATTCGTATTTACACACCTGATCCCTCAGATCGTAACCGCGCCAGTGGACCCCACAAGCCGCTGCTCGGCTTGCTCGAAACCATGGCACTTGAGTTGAGTCGCGACCAGGCCGACGCGATTAGCGTATTGGCGGGTAACGGCATCCTGTATATCCCCACGGAGATCCTGCCCGATGAGAGCGACACGCTCGACGCCTCGGATACGCCCGGTAGTCGCAAGGGATTCGAGAACGCGCTTGAGGAAGCGATGATCGCGACGATCGCAGACCGCGCCCGTGGCGACGCGATCGTGCCAATCACGTTGTACGGACCAGCCGAGTACGCGAAGGACATCGTTCATATCCTGCCGAGCCGTCCCGAGGGCGCCGACGAGTCGGGGCGACGTATGCAGAACTACATCGAACGCTACGCTAGAAGCATCGACTTGCCCGCGCAAGTCATCCTGGGAATCGGCGACGCGAACCACTGGGGGGATTGGAAGGTCGACGAGAACACTTGGGCCTACCACCTGTATCCTCGCGGCCAGCGCATCGCCGACGCGATCTACGACGGATTGATTCGCAAGATCCTCGTCAACCTCTGCCTCGATCCCTGCGAGTACCGACTCGTGCCGAACGCTGCCAGTGCCATCGCGAAAAGTGATATGAGTCGTAGCGCCGCCGAGGCTTACAAGGTTGGTGCGATCAAGGTCGAGGCGTACGTCGAAGCAATCGGATTCCAGCCCTCAGACATTCGCGACGACGCAGATGAGTTGCTCCTCGCACTGATCAGTCAGGACCCCGCGGTTGACGCCGCGTTGCTCAATCAGAACGCGCCGGATCGGACTGCTGCCGCGTCGACGAATCCAGCGACGATCCTACGCCAGTCTAGCCGCGTGGTGAACTCGCAGCAAGCCAAGATGCACAAGCTGTACCTACGCATTCTCAGCCGCATCGCCGACGACGCAGCCCAAGCCGGCAGATTGGCGGCCAAGCGCGCAGCGAAGTCGGACAAGACTGCGGCTGGTGAGATCCCATTCGAAGGCTACGACCCCGCTGCGTACTTCGACAAGTACCGCGACGACCTTGAGCATGGAACCATCGACCAGCTGTTCGCAACTCTCCGGAGGATAGCGACGCTCACCGGTATCGACTATAACCAGCTGCGGTCGATATGGCGAAACGAGTTCCAGGGCCGCGCGCTCGCCGTGTCGAAGCAAGCGGAGGAGATCGCCAACCAGGTGAGTGAGCGCAGTTTCAAGTCGGGCAAGCCCGCGCGCGTCGCCGACAACGTCGTTCGGACACTCACGTCTACCGCGAACGGTGGGTCGAACCAGTCGAACGGCGAAGCAGGTAACACGGCTCGGCCCACACACGTCGGCGAGGACGCCGCGGTCAAGGACACGCTCAAGGAAGCGGTCGGAGCGTACGCGACTCAGTACACCTGGGTCGTTGGGCACCCGAATCAGCCGTTCCCGCCTCATCAGGCGCTTGATGGGCGGACGTGGTTCTCGTGGCAGGAGTTCGACGAGCTTGATTCTGAGGTATCAAATCCGTGGCTGCCGGGCGTCGTGTACTTCCCCGGTGATCACAACGGGTGTCAATGTGAATATGAGATCGACTTCGTTCCAATCACGACTGCACAGGAGTCACAGTGACCGATCCCGACGAACTCGTATCCGCCAAGAACCTCAAGGGCCAGCAACTCACGCCCGGTGGCAAGCGATGGTTCCCGCGGCGCACGCTCAATTGGCTGCGCAAGCGTCGACAGGGCGTGAATGAGAAGTCGATCCGCACGAAGCGCGAGCCACTACGCCTACGCGCACTGCGCGAGGCGCGCAAGGATCTCTATGTCAGGGAGCGTGGTGGGAACAATCGCGGTCCCGAGGTCGACAAGATCATCCTCGAAAATGACGGCGTACTCGGGGAGCCGTGGTGCGGCGACGCGGTCGCGCGCTGGTATCGCAAAGCGGGATCGAAGTCTGTGCAGCGTGCTTGGGCCGCGACTCGGTCACTTGGTCGCCTCGCAGGGATGAGCGTGTTGCCTGATCAGCGCGTTGGCCGCCCTGGAGACATCGTCGTTTTCAACTTCGCGGGCGGACACCTCGACTCGGATCACACCGGACTGCTCATCAGGTACTGCAATGAGACTGGGCGCAGCCGGCGAGCGCATACCGCAACGCACGTCAAGACAATCGACGGCAACTCAAACGTCGGCGGTGGCCAGGGCGTCGGGTACCAGACCCGGCAAATATCGCTCGTGAATCGAGTGGTCAGGGTCACTCGGTAGCGATGGCGAAGGATCGCCCCGACGAGGTCAAGCGCATCGTCACGGACATGACGCGGCCCGGTAGTCCATGCTGGACTGTGGAGCGTTGGGGTATTCGCTTCCTGTTCATTGGCCCCGAGCCAGGCAAGTTCCTATTCGTGAGTGTCGAGGCTTCTGACTGGGCTCACGCCGTGCAGTTGGCTCGTACGAAGTGGAATAGCGGGGCCACTCACAAGTGGCGTGATACTTGGTACGGGGTCGATGGTCGTTTCACGAATTTCAAGGAGAACCCGGAATGATGCATACAATACTGGTGTGTCTGATCAAGCCATGAATCCTAGTATCCCCCTTGAGCCGCCGCGCGAGTGGTTCGCGCCGCCGGTCGATATGCCCAAGGACGCGGGTTGCATCGTGGAATCCAATGGTCGGATCTACGGCTACCTTGCGCATTGGGGATCCGTGTTGCACGACGGCAGTGGCGACCGTTGGAAGGTCCCGCGATCAAAGACGAATTACGGGCACTGTCATCCGAGTGACGCACTGTGCGCCGACGGATCGCTGATCAAGGTTGCCGGACTTGGTGGCGACGCTGGGCATGCGCCCATATCTGACGTCTCTGATCCTGATCGCATCGCGAAGCTGCACGCCTTCTACAACGGTGTGTCTCAGGACTCATCGAAACAACTGGCCCGAGTTCGATACGGCGAAGACGCGAATGGCGTCTGGTTCGCCGGGGTCTGCTGGCCCACGGTCACCGATCTCGACATGGCTCGCCTTCGCGGCACTGCCAGATCAGGACACTGGGTGTCCGTAGTGCTCGCCAGCACTAGCAATTTGAGTACGGGCGAGCATGGCGAGGAGCTTGTAGGTGCCTGCCTCGTCACGATTCCAGGATTCAAATCGAAACGTCTTGATCGCGCAGCGTCTGGTTCGATTGGCGGGGAAATGGTTACGACTGTCGATCGAGTGGCATCGGGCGGCGTCATGGTCACAACAACCGGTGGTACACAGATGGCGACATTCACGGCCGGCGGCGCTTCAGATTTACCGCTCTACGAATTGCGTGACTACGAGTGGGACTCCGACGCCGCCGATCAGCGAATCCGAGCATGGGCGTCGAGCGACGGATCCGGCGACGCAGAGACGATCGACTGGGCGAAGTATCGGAGCGTGCACTTCTGGTACGACCCCGAGAACGATCAGGAGTTCGGCGGCTACAAACTCCTATTCGCCGACGTATTCGACGATGCGCAGCAGGCAACGTGGAAGGCGGTCGTCGCGGTCGCATCGGTTTTGCAGGGCGGCCGTGGTGGCGTCGACATTCCGGAGGACGAGGTCGACGCGGTCAAGTCGAGGGTCGCTGGTTACTACGCGAGGTTCGCCGAACTATTCATGGACGATGAGATCGTCCCGCCGTGGGAGCAGGCCAGTATGGAGCGAATCGCATCATCCGGTACCGCGCAGCTTGCGACCGAGGAGCAGGCTGCCGTGAACGTCGGCGGAATCCTGCTCGTCGAGGGCGCCCCGACTGAGGATGGTCGCCTGATCGAAGCGGGCGCAGCGGAGTGGCGGGAAATGCCCCTCCCGCTTTACGCAACGCTTGAGAACTTGCCCGGTCACGACGCTGCGAGTCTCGTCGGACGCATCGACGCGGTATGGCGCGACGAGAAGGACAAGAAGAAGATCCTTTACTCCGGAGTGGTGTTCCCATCCTCTGCGAGTGGTGCGGGGCAGGCAGTGCTCGACGCGATTCAGAATGGAATGCTGACCGGTATCAGTATCGACGGGATTGTCGGTCCGAACGATTCCTACTGGAATGAGGACGAGGTCAACGTCATGAGTCGTATCGTCGTTGCCGGGGCAACCTTGGTTCCGATGCCGGCGATGCAGGATGCTACTGTTACACTTTTGTCATCGCAACGATTGGACTGTGGCATGCCGCATGACGACGAAGCAGTTGAGACGCCAACCGACGTGGTTGTCGTAGAGGATTCGAACGACGAGGGCGACCAGTGGTCCGCGTTGAACGACAAGATCGACGCGCTCGCTGATCGAGTTGAGTTCCTGATCGGACTCGTGGAGTCTGCGCAGATGTCCGCTCGCTACGAAGCGGCGAACGCGAAGGTCGCGAAGTCTTGAAGGACCTCGTCGCATCAGCGTCGGTAACGATCGTCGCGATCATCGCGGCAGTCGTGATCGACGTGTATGGCGGGGACTCAACACCGTACCTCGGCATTGCGACCCTGTCGCTCGGCTACGCAGTTCGCAGCGGCGTATACAAGGCTCGCAAAGCAAAAAAGTGAAGTTGTGATACATACTACGGATATCAGTTTCTGATGAATGGGAGATAACGATGGTTCCGAAGGATTTGACAGAGTTCAGCGTCGAGCAGCTTCGCGGATTCGCCACCGCTGTCGCCCAGGAGATCGCAGAAGTGAAGGCCGCGAAGCTCGAAGGCGCGTTCAGCGCTGACCAGTTGACGCGCTTCGAAACTCTCGTAGACGACCAGATCAGGTTGCACGAGCTGATCCAGGCAGCTGCCGAAGGCGACGAAGCCGAGGCAGCAGTCGAGGAAGCTGTCGCAACCGACGACGCGACCGAGGACGAGGAAGCGGAGGACGACGAGGCAGTCGCCGACGCGGATGCCGTTGTCGACGAAGCTGTCGCTTCCATGACTCTCGGTGGCGGGAGTGGACCGCGTGTCACTCGCGACGAGGCTGATAAGGCCAACGGCGACGTCAAGAAGTTTGTCCGCAACATGGTGAACGGCAGCGTTCGCCACGAGGAGCGACACAGCTTCACGACCATGAAGCGCGAAACGAACCACATCGTTCGCGAAGGCGCAAACGCCACCGACGCGATGAAAGCAGCCGTTCTCAGCAGGGCAGACGGCACCGACAAGACGGCGGCCGCGTGTTTCTGTGGACCGGAAGACGTGATCAACGGCATTCGCGAGTGTTGCGATTCCGTTCGGCCACTATCTGACAGCCTTCCAACGATTACCGCGTCGGGCGACGTTCGCTACGTTCGCGGCGTGGACCTCGCAGACGCGCTCACGGGAATCACCGAGTGGACATGCGTCGACCAAGACGCTGTCGATCCGTCGGACCCGCTCACTTGGAAGCCGTGCTTCGAACTTGAGTGCCCGCCCGAAGTCGTATCCTGCATGTACGCGATCTCGGCGTGTGCGACATTCAACACGCAGCAGCTCATCGGCAACCCAGAGCTGATCGCGAACCTCGAGAACGTCATGCAGTGCGCGTTCTCCAAGACTGCAGAGCTTCTGCTCTACAACCGACTTCGCGCACTGTCATCTCGCTACAGTTTCGGCTACGACCTTACCGGCTACGGCGCGTCGTCGCAGCTGCTTGCCGCAGTTGGCTGGGCGATGGAAGCCATCCGCGCGAACCTGCGAGTCGCGAATCCGAACTACACGCTGGCACTGCCGGCGGGGCTGCTCGAGCGAGTCCTCACTGACGGCGTCATTCGCGGCATGGACGAGTACCGAACTCGCGACGACCTGTTTGACCGACTGCGAACTCTGGGCGTCGCGAACGTCATTGAACTTGCAGACGAGATCGCGTGCACGCCGGGCGGCGCCCTGCCACACGCACCGCTTGCCGACCCGGGCGTGCCGACGTGCCCAGCAACTGTGGACTGCACGCGAGTCGCGGCACCACAGCATCCGGTCAACCAGGAGATCCTGCTCTACCGACCCGAGGACTTCGTGCTTGGCGTCGGTCCCGACATTGATCTTGGTATCGTGCGTAGCCCCGAGCTGGCACGGCAGAACAAGTTGCAGTGGTTCACTGAGGGATTCGAGTTCCTTGAGAAGCTCGGCTGCGGACCCGCGATTGACCTCGTCGTTCCATTCTGCGCATCGGGTGTCCGCCCGGCGCTCGGCACGGGCGAGGACTGCACGGACGAGTAATACCTGGGGGCCAGGGCCCTCGGTTGAGGTAAGGGTTTCTGTGCCCGGCTCCGTTGCGGGGTCGGGCACAGACGTTGAGGAGTGAATATGCCGAGTAGGATCGACATCGGAGTAACCGGAGGGGCACCGAATCTGCTTGGCAGCTTCACGGCATCAGCTCGCCCGCTGCCCGAGAATGTGGAGTGGCAACGCGGCGGCACCGATCACACTCCGGAGAACTGTGGCTTCCCGTGGGTGTGGCAGGGCTGTCCCCGCGATGATGAGGACCCAGAAAAGCCGCTGAATGAGGGCGCCGACGATGTCACGTTCCGACCCTTCCTCGTCGAGTACAACGCACAGTCGTGTGTTGGAATACCCGGTGATTGGAATCAGCTTGAGGCACGCGCTCGGCGCGGTCTGGCAGTTCGCTTGTCGAACGGGATCGCGCTGGCACTTTCATCGAGTGCGCCGGATGGAACGCCGAACCAGAACCCGAACCTACCTGACTCTGCGATTGACGTCACGCCGCTCGCCGGCCCGTCTGATCTCGTGCACACGCTCGCCGGGTTGCTGCAGGACGCTTTCGCTTGCGGCTTGACTGGCGAAGTGTTCATTCACGCTCCGGCGTGGACGTTGCCGTGGTTTTTCAATAACACGCAGATCACGCAGGTTGGGAGCGTCTTCAAGCTCGGGCCGCATACTGTCGTGTTCGATCAGGGGTACACGAATGAAGGCCCGACCGGGTTAGGATCAGATCCTGACGTGCCAGCGAGCCCGGCCGCCGGCCCGGGGCAGGCGTACATCTACGTTACGGGTCCGTTCGAGTACGCCACGACTGCGATACAGGTCCTTGACGATACGACGCGCGGCGTGAGTCCGCGTCTGAATCGCGCGAATGTGATTGCCGCGCAGCTCGCGATCTACAGATTCGATCCTTGCTGCGTGTTCGCGGCACTTGCGGAGGCTTGCTGATATGGCACCAATCGGACCAGACTGCTTAAGCACGGCCGGCGGCGGCGGACCGGGTGATCCCTGCTGCCCCGCCACGAACGTTCTACTCACCGACGTTGAGACGAATACGCAGCGCGTAAGCGACGCGGTACACGACGAGGACACGCCGCACGTCAGTGGTGATCCAGGCATTCCCGCTTGGGCGGTTCGTAACGACGACGGCGTCACCACTTTCACAGACGCCAACGGTGATTATTCGCCGATCGCCGTGGACGCGAACGGTCGGCTACTGCTCCCCGCGGGCGCCGCTACCGAGGCTACGCTCGCAGCTGCAGCTGCATCGCTCGCGTCGATCCTGACCTCGGTTGACCAACTTGAAGGATTCACGGACGGGCTCGAAGGGTTCACCGACGGGCTTGAGGGCCTACTCACGTCGCTCAATGGTTTCGTCGATGGCCTCGAGGGCTTTACGGACGGCATCGAGGGATCACTCACGATCCTGGTTTCCGCTACGCACGCAGAGGACGCGCCGCATGTCAGCGGTGACGTAGGCGCGTTCGCGCTCGCGGTGCGCAACGATGCTGATGCGGTCGTTACAGATACGGATGGCGACTACTCCCAGATCTCTGTTGATTCCGCTGGCCGCGTGAAAGTGACTGGTACGGTAACGGCTTCTCCTCCAGCAGCCGTGCAGAGACTCGTCGACGGGGAACGTCAGCTGGGCGCTGGAACCATTGTGATTCCCGACGGCGTTCTATCGTTCGCTGTTAGTGTGCAGGTCGTTGGTTCTGGAGTGACGATCGACGGACCCGACTTCGCAGCGCCCGTAGACCTGTATGCCGGTCAATCAATCGGCCACGCAGCAGATGAGAGCAACACGCTCAACGGTCCGATAACAGTCACCACTACGGCCCTATCTGACGTGAACGCAATATGGGTGAAGCCGTGACCCGCAGTTACCACAGCATAGATGGGTCGGCAGCCATAGTGTTCGGAGATCACGCGCAGTACATCGAGAACATAACGCCATCAGATACAAGCAGTGCAGTGTTCACCGAGTACCTATCGCTTGTAACTCCGGTGATTGAAGCCGGAACGTACAGGATCGGATGGGTGTTCCAGTACGAAGCGAGCACGGCTACAACGGAGGGCGAGTACAGGCTGGAGATTGATAACACCACGAACGTCGACACCGAAACGCTGATAATAGCTTCAGCTAACGAACGCAAGTCATACGCCAACATTTCATTCGAGGCGTTAGCTGCAGGTTCGCACACCATTGATCTTGATTTCCGACGCTCGGGCGGCCCTGGAATTTTCACGATTGATGATGCCAAAATCGAAATATGGCGGGCGATCTAATGCCGGCAGCACAGTACACATACTCCGATGACTCGAATGCTTCGCGTCTTGACGAGCAAATACTCGCGTCTTCGTTCGGAGATACCAAGTACAACGGCTTAGTCCTTGACTCCAGCACAACGCCAGCGACCGTTACAGTGCACACCACCTCGGAGCTATCATCGGGCGAAGAAACAGAGCTCGACGGTATCGTGGCCGCGCACAACCCCGCAGTATTGTCGACCGAACAGCGCGTCGAAGCTGCGCGAGTGTTCGGAGGCAACCTGATCGAATCGTGGCAGCGAACGTTCCTTGACGAGGGCGTCGTGCAGGCGGGTTCCTCGCACTTGCTTTCAACGACTTTGTACCGCGCCGAGGAAATGTCTCGCTTGGGCAACTTGTACTCACTGGACGCGGAGCTGGCTGTGATTGCGCCAGTTCCAACATTCTTGGAAGCTGCGCGCATAACAATTATTCGGAACACGATTCGCGCGTATCTGGGGCTGGCGCCGGTATGAGCGTGCTCGCCGCGATCCGGCGCGCCGTGCTGCGGGTGGCTTGGCCGCTGGCGGTCGCACTGGCGAGAGTCGGGCATCTCGTGTCGCGGGGCGGGGCAGCACGCGAGGGTTACCCCGAGCACGCCGCGCCGCTGCGCGTGGGCGACGCAATCGTGACACGCACACGCTGGGCGCCAACCAACCTGCTGATCCCCGGCCACTACAAGCACGCTGCCATGTACGTCGGCGACGGCGACGTGGTAGAGGCGGTGTACCCCGTGGTGCGCGTCGCCCAGCTAGACGCGATGCTGGGCCGGGCCGATGACTACGCGGTTCTTCGACCCCGCGCGCTGGGCGCCGAGCAGGAGCGTAACGCGGCGAGCGTGATCTGCGCGTATGTTCGCGCGCCGTACGACTTCGCATTTGAGCCCGGCGCCCGCGCGCTGTACTGCTCGGAGGCGGTGTGGATGGCGTACCGCGCCGCGTCACCCGACTGGACGTTCGAAGCGCGCGAGCGCATGGGCGTGCTGACCGTCACGCCAAACGACTTTTACGAGGCACGCGACCACTTCAGCGTCGTGTACGAGGAAAGGGCAGCGGCATAATGGCAGCGACCATGTACGCTTACGCCAAGGATGTGAACATTAGCGCGCTAGACGAGACGCTTAGAGCGTCATCGCTCGCAGAATTGTTTGACGGCGTAGTGGTCAGTTCGAGCACGTCGCCGCAAACCGTTGCGGTCTGGATGACCGCCGCCCTGACGCCCGCGCAGCAGTCGGATTTCGACGCACTGATCGCCGCGCACAACCCGGTGACGCTATCAACCGAACAACTCGTCGAGGTTTACCCATCGAATCAGACGATCACCGGCGACATCGTGATACCCGTCGCCAAAGACATCTCGTTGTACTTCAACCACACCACGCCAATCACCGTGACAATGCCCGAGAACCATGACGGGCAACTAGTCATCATGAAGGACATCAGCAACTCAATTGTTGGTCCGGGAGAAGTGTTACAAAATCCGGTGACTATTGTGACGCCGGGAGCAGATACAATCGATGGACTATCACAGTTTGTCATCGACAGGAACAAGATGTCCGTGATGATTTTTTCAGACGGAGACAATTTCCACATCGTATAGGAGATCCCGTGTCATACATTCCCACAATCGACAATGCCAGGCTCGGCGCGAACGCCGTCACCACAGACAAAGTACAGGACGGAACGCTCGTCAATGCGGATATTGGCGCAGCCGCGGCCATCCAATTCTCAAAGCTCGAGTCGGTTCCATGGCATGCAGCCAACGACGGTGCTGGCTCGGGTCTTGATGCAGACCTGTTGGACGCTCAGAGCGGGGCATATTATCAGGCTCGCGCCAACCACACCGGCACGCAGGTGGCCGCCACCGTCTCGGATTTCGATACTCAGGTGCGCACAAGTCGTCTCGACCAGATGGCGGCGCCGACCTCTTCGGTTGCGGCGAACTCGCAGAAGATCGTGGCGCTCGCCGATCCGACCGCTGCGCAGGACGCGGCGACGAAGGCATACGTCGATGCGACCAAGGCAGGGCTCGATCTCAAGGATTCCGTACGCTTGGCGACTGCCGCCGCGCTGCCGGCCAATACGCGGACAGCAAACGTGCTCACCGCATCGGCCAACGGTGCGCTGACAGTCGACGGTGTTGCTGCCTCGCTGGATGACCGGGTGCTCGTGAAGGATGAAGCCACGAGCGCGAACAATGGGCTCTATTTCGTCACTGCGATCGGTGACGCCACGAACCCGTGGACACTGACGCGAGCCACCGATGCAGATGCTTCGGCCGAGGTCACCGGTGGCCTATACACATTCGCATCCGAGGGGACCGCGAATTCTGACACGAGCTGGGTGCTCACGACAAACGACCCGATCACGCTCAACACCACGGGCCTTTCGTTCACGCAATTCTCGGGAGCTGGCCAGATCACGGCTGGTGCCGGCCTTAGCAAGACCGGTAATACGATCAATACTGGCGCCGGCACGGGTATCACGGTCAATGCCGATGATGTTGCAATCGACACGGCCGTGGTGCCGCGCCTCGGTGCCGCCAACACATTCACTGCAGCCAACACATTCAACGCCTTGCAATCCATGCAGGGCGGGCAACGGTGGAAGTTGACGGCGGTTGCAGAGAACTACACCGCGCTGGCAACCGACACAGTGATCCTCATGGACTCTGCAAGTGCGGCCCGAACCGTGACATTCCCAGCCGATCATGTAGCCGGCGATGTCCTGATCGTCAAGCGCAAGGGCGTCAACACGGTGACGCTCGATCCGGCTGATACAGACACGATCTACGGAGGTTCGGCAGATGCGACTCATGTGCTTACAGTCGATGGCGAATCGGCAACGGTTATATCCGACGGAACGAACTGGAATGTTATCTAATCGAAGGCGACGGTATGAGCGATAGTGGCGGCATATACCAGGTTCGCAAGGTCTTCAACCCCAAGACCATGGGCATGCGCGAGGAACTTGTCTTCTCTGGAGAGGTGGTGGACGAAGTCGAGGCGAAAGCTGACCCCAAGCCAGCTGTGGAGAAGCCTGAGCCCAAGAAGACTAAGAAGCCAAAAAGTCGTACCAAGAGGGTTCCTCGACGCAAGAAAAAGTCAGACTCATAGTATTCTGTAGAGCGAAGTCTCAGGACGTACCCGCAGGAGGGTAACAATGGCTCAAGTTTGTCGACCAGCGAAGTGCATCGAGGCGATTAGAGTCGCGCTCGTAGACGACTGCTGCGAAAACCCCGTGCCCGGACCTCTCAACGGCTACGTCATGGGCTGCATCATCGAGCCCAATTGGACGCCCGAGATCGAGGAGGGCGAGGAATCCATCGTCAAAGACAACTGCGGCGAAATCTGCCTGCGTGACGATCGCTGCGACTTGACGAAGCGGTGGAACATCGAGTTCAAGATCAAAGATCCTGACAAGGAGTTCATCGCGCTCATTACAGGCGACCCACTGATCGTCGAGGACGGCGTTTCGATCGGTGTTCGGCACCGCTCATACGGCGCGTGTTCGCCTAACCTGTTCGTCGAGCTATTCGAGAAGACTGACGACTGCCAGCCTGACGGCGACCCGATCTACTACCGACACGTCTTCCCATGCGTGCGCCTCAAGTGGACTGGGAATGAGCGCGAGGGAATCTTTCGCATCTTGCAGATCGAGGGCAAGACGAATCCGGTTCTGACCAGCGATATTGGCGATGGTCCGTTCAACGACATTCCATTGACGGCGTTCGTTCCGGCCACGCCCACTGAGCGCATCGACTACGGCTGGTTCGAGGACGACTTCGTGCCGGTGCTGCAGTGCGGCGCGATCGAAGTTCCCGTACAGGTCTGACAGCAGCGGGGGCGACTACGGTGACATATCCGCTTGGACGCAGAGAACCCGTTGACTTCATGCACGTCGACAAGTACCCGCTACGCGGACTTGAAGCAGAGGCACGCCCCGTTGCCGTTCCGGTGGTTATCGGCGTGAATTGGTATGCGGAGTTCGATGTTCCCGTGAAGGATCGTAGCGGCGCGTATTGGATTGCGCGCGACGCCCGGCTGACAAGGGTCAGGGGCGGGCACTGCGTTGCGCTGGAGCCCGCACCTGCTACTGGTATCCGCGACAATCGTGCGTGGTGGGGATTCTATGATCAGGGTAGTGAGGGTGCTTGTGTTGGGTTCGGTATTAGCCGCGCTATGAGTTTGCTGAATCGTAGGCGTTACGATGCGCGTTGGTTGTATCAAGCGGCTCAGAAAGTCGATGGTTGGCCGGGAGAATCGTATTCGGGTACGAGTGTTCGAGCTGGGATGGATGTTCTGAGAACCGTTGGCCACCGGGTAGTTCGCGATGGTGCTGTTCCGGCGGTGGGTGAGGGCATCGCGGCGAATCGATGGGCGACGAGTATCAGCGACGTACTCGCAGCACTGGGAGATCCCAACAAGGACTTCGTAACGATCCTGAACTCGTGGGGTAAAGGCGGTTATCCGCATCGTGTTCGTATGCCAGCGAGTGTCCTTGACAGGTTGCTGCGTGAGAACGGCGAAATCGCGATTGTGACGGATAGGTAGCCATGGGCGTCCCGGTAGAATTCTGCGAGCCGTGGACCACCGTCGACAAGCTGTGCTGCCCCGACGCGGAGCCAATCGACTGCGTAACCGGGGAGCCGGTCCCCGCGACGTATGTGTGGACTGACGAGCAGCTGATCGAGGCGGCGACGGGCATCCTGTTTCGGGCGACGTGTCGCCTGTTCCCCGGACATTGCCAGATCAAGGTACGGCCCTGCCCGCCGTGCGCGTGCCAGCACTCGCCATGCCGATGCGGTGGCGTGTACCCGTTCATTGACTTGCAGGATCGCTACCCGGTGATTAGCGTTGACGAGGTCAAGGTCGACGGCGTTGTCGTTCCCCCGGCTTCGTATCGAGTCGACGACTATCATCGGCTCGTGCGCATCGACGGCATGTACTGGCCCGGGCATCAGCACTTGATCCTCGATGACACGCAGCCGGGCACGTTTTCCGTGACGTATACCGCCGGGCGTCGCCCGCCGATTCAACTGCAGATGGCAGCTGCTGAGCTTGCGTGCGAAATGAAGCGTGCCTGCAACGGACTGGCGTGCGGATTACCGCACAGCGTCACGAGTGTGAGTCGGCAAGGCGTGACGTTGAATATCGACGCGCTGGAGGGTTCCGTCGAGGGTGGGCATTCGGGTATCCCAGGAATCGATCTTGCGGTGAGTCAGTACAATTGCGCACGCTCGAAGGGTCGTGTGTGGCATCCGAGCTTGTCGAAGCCGCATCAGGTGTACCCGTCGTGAATCCTCTCTGGGACGCCGCGCAAGCCCTGCTGGCGCTTGTGCAGGAATGCCTCGGCGATCTCTGCGTCGACTACCCACGCGTGCTGATAGAGACGTCTACGCCCGTCGAGGACTGTACCCAACTCGCGATCGTCATCGGACCGGCGAAGGCGTTTAGCGGTTCGTGTGTCGGACGCGGACAGATGTACGGGTCCCTGGAAGTTCACATAACTCGTTGCTGTGAGCCCGTTGGCGACCTGAATTCGCAATCCGGGTACACTCCTCCCACTCCGGAGCAGATAACTGCTGCAGTCGCATGCCTCACGCGCGATGCTTGGGCGATGTTCGAGTGCATCGTTTGCCAAGCGTGCGACACCATAGGCGCAGTGAGGGGCGTCACTGCGTGCTGTGACAATGAGACGGGTCCGCCGGAGATCCTGTTTCGCCCGCCGAGCGGTGGGTGCAGAACGGCAATCGTACGAATCCCGCTGGTATTCACCACTTGCTGCCCACCTCCCGCCGAGCCGGGTTTTCAGAACTGCGTAGAAGTCACATTCGACGCCGAAACTTGCCTCGTAACCATCGTGGGGACGGGCATCGGAACGACGACTGCGACTATCAACGTGACAACGAATCCGGGTGACAGCACGGTCGGTATCAACCCGCCGCAGTTCTTGGCGCCCGATGCAGATACGCTCACCATCGACGCTTCTGTGTACCTCGCAGGTGCAACCGAGCTGACGGGGCTCGCGCTGTTTGACTCTAACCTTGAGCGCTTCTGCGGAGACTTGACGCTGTTCGTTGGCGGGTCTTGGCAGGGTAATCTTTCGATCGTCTGCTGACTTTTCCAAGTTCGCTGTAAGATTTAGGTCACTGAAAATTTCTCCGATAGGAATCCGCTCATGGCTGCGAATGTCACGAACTATCAGGCATACAGGACCAGTGCTACCCGTGGGCAGATTGAACTTGTCGGATCGGGATTCGGAGCAACGCCAGGACGCGTCAACCTTGTGCAAGTCGTGAAACCTGTCGAAGGCCCCGAAGTAATCTTGTCATGGAGCGACACAAAGATCGTTCTCGAAGTTCCAGCCTATGCCGCTTACCGCCACTTCATGGTGGTGCCCGACGGCGGCGGCGCATTCACCGCTACGAATCTCAATCCGCAGCCGACCACCAACCTGCTGCGGGGCGTGATCTGGGACACGGCATACGCAGGACCACTTCCTGATGAGGTCGTAATCGAGGGATCTGGACTGTCTATCCTGGGCATGATCTACCTCGGCGTGACAGTACGCAGCGGCATTCCCGTAAAGAATCCGTACCTTGATCCAGATGGCCAAGCCTTCAACGATCACTATGGGATTACGGTGGTCACTTGGGACGATTCGACGATCGACGTTGTCGTTCCTGAGCTTGGAGACAATACGATTCCGTACATCATCGGTTTCATTGGGGTCAATGGCGAGGGCGGGGAAAACACATTCAACAACGTTGACTTCTCCGTCACGGCAGCTTAGTAACCATTTGAGGTACGCATGACCCAAGTTTGTCGACCAGCGAAGTGCATCGAAGCGATCAGGGTCGCGTTGTTGGACCCGTGCACGCTCGAGCCGGTCTGCGGACCTCTCAACGGATATGCGATGGGCTGTATCATCGAGCCGAACTGGACTCCGGAGATTGAGGAGGGTGAGGAGTCGATTGTCAAGGACAACTGCGGGAATATCTGCCTGCGGGATGATCGCTGTGACTTGACGAAGCGTTGGAATATTGAGTTCAAAATCAAGGATCCAGACAAGGAATTCCTTTCACTGATCGAGGGCAACCCGCTGATCGTCGAGGACGGCGTGTCGATTGGAGTGAGGCATCTTGCGTACGGTGCGTGCTCTCCGTTCGTGTTCCTCGAGCTATTCGAGCGCACCGATGACTGCCAGCCCGACGGGGATCCGATCTATCTGCGTCATGTATTCCCCGCTGCTCGCTTGAAGTGGACGGGGAATGAGCGCGAGGGCATCTTCCGTATTCTGCAGATCGAGGGCAAGAGCCGGGACGTACTCACCGACAGTATCGGCACCGGCCCATTCGAGGACATTCCTGTGGGCGCGCTGGTCGGCGCCTCGCCCAGCGAGCGCATTGACTACGCGTGGTTCGAGGATGATTTCGTACCCACGTTGCAGTGTGGTGCGATCGAGGTTCCGTGTCCCGAGCCAGAGGGTCCAACTGTCGCCAGTGCTCAGAGCACGGGCTGCGAAAACTTTTCGCTCGTCGGGTCAGAATTCTTGACGGTCAACCATATTCAGTTGATCGGAACATTCGGCAACTACGACTACTACGACCCACTCGGTCCAGATGTCGGATTGAATCCGATAACGTCCACGAGTGTGCAATGGAACACTGGCATCATCGAGTTTATTGATACGCAGTTGGCTGGTGAGACGATCACAGCGGTTCACATGTGGGCCACTGGAGACAGCCCTGACTATGGCATATTCGACTTCCCCGACTTCGACATCGTTGCCTGCCCAGAAGGATTCACGATCGCGCAGGAAGGTAACGGATCGCAATCGGCCGGTGGAACTGCGGTTGACAATGATAGCCAGGGTCGATATCTCGTATCGGCTACTGTAGATGTAGGTGGGCTTGGAGCCGCAGGAGTCTACCGATTCCTTGCTGATGGCACGCCAGATACTTCGTGGGGGACCAATGGGCTTGTAACGAGCGATACCGGGGATCCGTCGAATGACACTGCCGCCGGGGTGGCAGTCGACAATAGCGACGACTCCGTGTACGTCTTAGCTGTCCGCGATCGTCTCGTTTTCAACGAGGTGATCGTTCTCAAGTACACGTCACTGGGAGTTTTGGACGGAACGTTCGGAACGGGCGGAATACAACTCATTGGTACTGGTTCCAGTATTCCAAAGGGCATATTCTTTGAGCAGAGCACGGGCAACGCGGTCGTAGCGTGGAACGACAACACTATCGGCGCGGGCGACGGTACGGGCACGCTCACGAGAATCAACACGAGCGGCGCCACCGTTGACTCGGTGCAGTTCTCATACCAACTGCGTGGCGTCGGAGAGTACTACGACGACGTTACCGAGGGTCGATATGTGGCGATGTTGCAGGACGCCACTCTGCTCGATTACTACGTCGCAACTGCGAACCTAACGACGACGACTATCAACGAAGCATTGATTGCCGGGGATCTTGTCGCCACCCCGACCTACTACCGCAGCCCCGGAGTCAAGACAGATACGGATGACCTGTTCGTCTATATTGCCGCCGAGGAAGCTGCGGGCGTGCAGGGATCTATCGGCAAGTTCGACATCGTTACCTTGGCAGCTGATGCAACGTTCGGAACGGGCGGCATTCAGAAGGTTACGACCGGCGCATGGGTATCTGCAGCGTTCCATGAGGTTGTAGCTATCACCGCGGGGGCCAGTGGGGACATCGTCGTATCTGGACGCGCAGACGGTGGTCTAGGTGAGCGCGGCGTGACAGCAAGATTGTCATTGTCCGGCGTCTTGGTTGGAACGTATGGAACTGGGGGAATTCAGGAGTATCCAGAATTCAGCCCCGTTGACAACTCGTCCGCGATCTACGACACGCTCATCGAGGAATTCCTCGGTCGAACGGTTCACGTTGGGTGGACGTTCGATGCAGCGACAATCAAGGCATTCATCGCGCGCACCGACCTGACGACTGGCGCCCTTGATCTAACATTCGGGTAATGAGCGTTGAATTCCACATAGACGCATTCCAGCTTGAGAACAATCCACACATCATCGTGTGGTATCAGAGGTTCGCGAAGGAATGCCTCAAGGAGGCGCAGAAGCTCGCAGCCGAGCGCATCGTTGGTGGAACCGGCCAGTACCAGCGCAGCTTCCATTTCGAGCTGATCCCCGGCAGCCCGCCAAAACTCGTGTTCGGGAACACCTCGCCGCACGCTATCTACGTCGAAGAAGACACCGTCGCGCACGTCGTTCGCCCCGTGCGCAAGAAAGCATTGCGGTGGTTTGACCCGCCGGGCGGCGGCGAGGGTGCGGCTGTGTTCGCGAAGGAAGTGCACATTCCGGCCCACGAAGGTATGCACATCGTCAGGGACGCTGTGACCGCCGCGGGGGATAGGCTCAACGCTAATCAGGGTCGCCTACTCTAAGGAATCGCCGTGAACGACACTCAGCCCGTCGCCGTGCCCACATCGGACGCAATGACGCTGCCCCCCCTGCCCGTCGCGCCAGTACAGCAGACCGTGCAGCAAGCAGTGCAAGCTGCAGCGGTCACGGTTTCCGGAACCAACGCGGTTCCCGACGAGCAGAATCCCGACCTCCAAGGATTCGCCAAGCTCTCGGCAGAGCTACGCACAAGTGACGTCGATCTCAAGACGGTCGAGATCCCATTCGGCCGCACCGGCACACTACGAATCTACGCAGACATGCCAGCCAGTTTCGCGCTACACATCGCCGAGGCGACCGCCGATCCCATGGCCGCATTCCGCGCGATACGCGAAGCGGTTATCGACGAGGACAAGCACATATTCGACGAGGTCCGCGGCTTGTCGCCGCAGAATGAGCGAGGCATCACCGGCAAGTATCTCGTCGGCCTTGTCGTGCAGTTGTCGACGTTCTATGGTGGCCGCCCTTTGGACGTGTCGTAGCGCTGCTCTCGTACTACCTGAGTGCGCACGACGGCCTGAACGCCGATCATCCCACTGTTACCCTCATGTCCCTGCCGCTGTGGAAGTGGTGTGGCATCGTTGAAACGTGGATATTCAGGAACACCGACGAGGAACACCACGCCGGCTTGCAGCGGGACCTTGAGAGCGGGATAGACTTTACCTGGATCGGGAGCGACGAGCAGCGGTCTGATCAGTACGTCGATCCGGCGCGCTGGCAGAAGAACGAATCGGGCGAAAGCCTGCTGAGTGTTCACCGCAAGCGCAAGAAAAAGCCTGACGAGAAGGGCGGTGACTCATAGTGGCTGGCGGTCTAGGCAATATCGGGTCTGCGAGTGTCACCGTCGAGGGCGATTTCTCGCGCTTCTTTCAGCAGTTGCAGACCGAGGGCAAGCGCGCACCCGACATCACCGTCGACGTGCAAGCCGATACGAGTGCGGCGCGGCGTGAGATCGAGTCGATGGACTCGACGAACGTCGAGATCGACGCCACGATCAATGAGGTCAAACTTCAAAAGCAGTTCAAGGACTCTGGCGGCGGTGGCGGCGATATCGCGGCTATCGAGTTCGGCAAGTCGTTCTCGAAGCGCATTGGATCGCTTGATCTTGGCGGCAGGATATTCAAGACGATCAAGCCCGTCGCATTCGTCGCCGCCGTAGGGCTCGCGGCGCAAGCAGCATCGGCCGCGGCGGCCGGCATTCTTGCGCTCACAGCTTCCTTAGGAACGCTGTCGGGGTTGCTGGTTTCTGCCCCGGCTGTGTTGCTTTCGTTTTCTCAGGCAATGGTCGTCACCAAGCTGTCACTCTCCGGAGTGACCGATGCGCTCGGCGGGCTCGGCGACGAGATCGACAAGAAGAAGCTTGCGAAGCTCACGCCAGAGGCGCAAGCATTCGTACGCGAACTTGATCGCATGAAACCAGCGATCATTAGTTTGCAACGCGCCCTACAGGCTCAGGCGCTGCCAGGATTCACCAAAGCGGTAAAGGATGCCGCGCCCGCATTGGAGACGCTGCGCGGTCCGCTTGAAGGAACCGCTCGCACCCTTGGCGACCTTGCGCAGAGGGCGGGCAAGGCGCTTACGGATTTCATTGGCCCGATCCGTACGCTACTCACATTCAACAATCGACTCATTTCGAGCCTTGGTGATACCGGTATCGTGCTCGCCAAGTCGCTGATCGACGTACTCGTCACCGCGCGACCGATCATCCTGTTCGTGGTAGGTGGAATCAATAGCTTGGCGAATGCGCTCGGAGACAACATTCGCAATGGGATTGCAAGTGGCGGCTTACGAGAATTCTTCGAGCGTATGATCCGCACTACCAAACTGCTCGGCAGGCTACTTGGACCGCTTGGCAGCATCCTTGCCAGCGTGTTCGAAGCTGCATTGCCATTCGGCAATCATCTGATCGCGCTGCTTGCCAAGAGTGCTACCGGCTTTGCGAACTTCCTCAAGACCGTCGAGGGGAAAGTGTCTCTCACAAACTTCTTCGCTCAGAGCATGCCAGCAATCATTGAGGTCGGGCAACTCGTTCGCGACCTGAGCAAAGCATTTCTTGACCTTGGCAGCACTCCTGGCCTAGCTGGGGTGATCAAAACTGTTCGCGAGGAGCTGCTCCCGGTGCTCGTCGACTTGGTGACGGTGACCACTCGAGACTTCCTTCCCGTACTTCTTCCAGCATTGGTGAGCGTGACGCAACTATTCCTTGACCTGTCTGGCACAACTGGCCCTCTCAATGCTGTCGTGAAGACGATCGGATTCCTGGCCGCTGGGGTCCATTCGTTGTTTGAGAACGTGCCAGGTGCTAAAACAGTGGTGTCGTCGCTGCTCACCATTAGTGCCTTGGGCGGGCTGGCCTCGATTGCTATTGGACTGTCTGGTATCGCCTCTGCGTTCAGGTTCATTATCGCGGCCGGCGGGATCGTCGGCATTCTTGAGGGTGTTGCCGCCGCACTGATTGCTCTCGCGTTGAATCCAGTTGTGATAGTTGGCGCGGCAATGATAGGTATCGGCGTTGCGATGAAAAAGCTGTACGACAGCAGCAAGCTCGCGCGCGATGGAATCAACTTCTTTTCCAAGGCGATGACAGATTTCATTCCGGGCCTCGGACCGTTCCTTGAGGGATTGTCTGATATCGCGCTCAAGCTAACCGGAGTGAAGGGCGCGGCTGACAAGCTGACGCTCAATTCGGTCAATGTTGAGTTCGCGAAGTTCCGCAAGTCGAATCCGGGCGCCACCGCTGCAGAGCTGCACGAGGCGTACCTACGACTCGGCGGTACTGCTCGGACTACCGGCACGTCAATCAAAGCTGCCTCCGACGTGGCGGTACCTGCAATCACTGCGATGGGACAGGCAACGAAGGACGCGGCGGCTAAGGCCGTTGAGTCGAAGTCTCTATTCGCAGGCTTCACAGGTGCGGTCGCGCACGTCCTCACAGGACTCGGCGGGCTATTGCGCAAGGTCGCTGATAGTGGGCGCAAGGCTTTGAAGGCTCTGGGCGACCAGGCAAGGGTTTCACTCGCCAAGCAGCAACTCGATGCAACGAAGAACGGCATCGTTGGATTGAGCGCGAGCCTCAAGCGATTCGCGCCCAATGCGCTTGCCGCGGCACTGTCCGCTCGGTTCCTTGGCTTGGCCTTTGTCTTCCTGCGAGGAACGGTGAACGCACTGCGCCTTGCGTTCGCAAGCCTCGCCACCGGCATGCTTCGATCATTGGTGGTCGCACAGAAGTTCGCTCCCGCAGTGATTGGCTCCGTGTTGTCGATCCGCACTGTGTTGGCGGGCATTTCATTCCACAAGACCGGTCAGAACATTATGAACACCCTGCTGTCTGGCCTGCGAGCAGGGTTCGCGTCTGTGAAGATATTTATTGCCGGCATAGCGGCATGGATCGAGAAGAATAAAGGGCCGATCAGCGCCGACCGAAAACTGCTCGTGCCCGCTGGTCACGCGATCATGTCAGGATTCGATAGCGGACTGAAAACGCGGTGGAACCCTGTTCGCAACTGGGTGCAAGATATCGGATCATTCTTCAAGGGCGCCGTCAACGCCAATGCCATCACGCCGAAGATCAGTGACATTCTGCTCGGCAAGGGAGGCACCCCCAAGGACCTGAGTAATATCCTCGCCGCGAAGCTCGGAATACCAGCCGGATTCATCGGCGCGGGACCGCTTGGCTTCTTGCACCCAACCTCCGGATGGGGCGACACGCTCGCGCAGGGAAAGCTCATCGACCGAATCTTCGGATCGCACATGGGCTCAGGACTTCGATCCATCGACACGGTCGCAGGACCCGGCGTTTCTCAGCACCTCTTGGGTCAGGCGATTGACTGGGGCGATGCTTCAAACTCGCATGCGTTGCTCTCGAAGATGTCTGCGTTCATGAGCCGCTTTGGCAACGTATTCAAGCAGGTGATTTGGCAGAACAGTCTTTGGAAGGGCGGCCATCCAGGATTCGGGTTCGTTCCCGACCACATGGATCACATGCACCTCGGATGGCAGCCACGAGCCGCTGGCGGATCTGTTCAGAAGGGGCGCGCGTACCAGTGGAATGAGCGGGGCCGGGAGATGTTCATGCCGCAGCAGAACGGCTACGTTATGAACGCCGGGCGCACGAAGGAGCTCGTGTCTGCGATCAAGACGCTTGCGCAGCGCGGCGGAAACAATGACAATCGCAGCGCGCAGATACACGTCCACTCGAATGCGATCGACCCGGCCGCAGTCGGCGGTATCGTTATGTCGAATCTTGGGGGAGCGTTCAGCCTCGCATGAGTCACGTTCCGTTCTCATACATGTGCTTTGGCTGTACCGAGCTTGCAAACAATGCTCGCCTGTCGACGTATGTGCAGTGGGCTGCCGCGAATGGCCAGTGGGCGGACATGAATTGCTGCGTGGAAATGCCGCGCGAGTGTTGGTGCCCCAACGATGGCGACGCATCAGACTTCACAGATCCCGTGACCGATAACGTCTGCTGGGTCGACCCGGAGATTCCCGAGTCGAGTGAATACCTTGGCATGTTCATTACCAAGGTCACGGGGCTCAACGACTCGACATTTGCACGATCATCCACACAGAACATCGGCCGCGGCGCGACGCTCGGCAGGCCGCAGAACGGCGGACGCACATTCGCCATCGAAGCATTGCTCGTCGCGACGTCGTGTTGCGGCATGGACTACGGAATGGAGTTCGTCAGGCGCATTCTTGAGGGTGGTGGCTGCGGCGCCGGAACGTGCCTCGATGGGTGTGGGAATCTTGGCTCGTGCGGTCTGACGTGTATGACCGCGCGGACGTGTTGCCCCGAGCTTGAGGAAACCGAGGACACTGGCCTGCATCAGTGGGTCAACGCCGGACTGATTGACGGCGTGACGAAGGTTGAGGACGATGCGTCGGCGAGTTGTGATTGCTGCTTGCGCAAGGTCACATTCACGATCCAAACCGAAACGCCGGAATCGTATTCGATCGTACCGGTCGTGTGCCTCGACAAGTTCGCTGACCTCGAAAACGTAGCGACGAAGTGCTTTGATTGGACGAATGGGTGCCCCGACGCATTTGAGGTCGTGCCGGATTGCACCGAGGACCCGCTGTGTCCGCCGTTTGGGTGTGTGTTGCCGCAGCCGCCGCAGCGTGTGAACTACTGTTTCTGCGAGCCTATGGGCGTGTCGATCGACTGCTGCTGCGCATTCGACCAGGCGAACCACCGGGACGAGACGTACCGGATCACGATCGACGCTGGCAAGAACCCGCTCGACCCACGGTTTACCTCTGCAGGGTTGCGCAATCTGCGTTTGAAGTTCTACACGAATGACCCGAAGAAGCCGTGCCCGAGTGACAGCGAGATAGCGGCGCAGGGATACGGCGCTGCGGACGAGTGTGCGCGACTCGAGGTTCCGTACTTGGCGCCGGGGTCGCAGCTTGTGCTTGACGGGCGCACGGATCGAATCACGGTGCTGTGTGATAACCGTTGCTTCCCCGGCTGGAATAGCGTGTTCGGACCGAACGGATCCGACCCGTTCCCGCTGCTGTCGAGCTGCAATGGGATCTTCGTGTGTGTGGAGTGGGATCTTGGCAATACGCAGTTCGTTGAGAACCCGAGCGCTGGGCAGGTGCGTTCGCATGTGAAGATCGAGCGATTCAAGGTCTATGCCTAGCCTCGCCGTCACCTCGCAAGGACCCTTGGGCTGCGGATCGTACATCGCGCGCCTCGTCAACGACGGCCGCGTGATTCTCGAGGCGCGCAAGGTCACCAGCGTACTGTGGAATCGTCGGCTCGACGAGCCCAGCTCTGCGACACTCACGATCCCCGTGCAGGGATCCGACTTGCGGGCGTGTTGTGAGGGGCCGAATCGGATCGAGCCGCTGCGTACCGAGCTGATCATCGAGCGCAACGGCATCGTTGTGTGGCAGGGATGGGTCATGCGCGACGTGGCCTTCAGGCGCGACAACATCGTGATCAACGCGCACGACATTTTGAAGTGGACTGAGCGCAGGCTACTGAACGACAACCACGTCAACGTCGCAACGGATCTCACGGACATCGCATTGGACTACTTCGCTGATTCGAATCTCTCCGATTTGCCGTGGGCGATCCAGTCGATCCCGACAGGCATACTCGCCGACCGCACGGTGTTGGCGACGGAGCATCGGTTCGCGTCTGAGGCTCTGAAAGAGCTCTACGATACGGGGCTGGACGCTACTGTTATCGCGGGCGTGTTGCTGCTTGGCCCGGAAACTCAGACGTGTGGCACGCTGTTTTTGCGTGATACGCAGATCGACGGTGATCCAGAAGTCAAGCTGGATGGCGATCAGAGGGCCACACGCGTGATTGTGAAGGGCGCCAATGGGATTGTGTCGATCTACCCGCCGACGCCGCCTACGGTCTGCTACAGGCACGCTGACTACCTCACCAGTGACGAGAGCATCCTTGACCAGGCCAGTGCAGACTACCGCGCGCTGACGCTGTACCAGCGCCTGTCCTCGAGCCATCCGTACTACATCAGCATTCCGCAAGGCTCGTCGCTATCCCCGGAGACGCCGATCCACGTCAACGCGCTCGTGCCAGGCAACATCTTCCAGTTCTACTCGCAGTCGCTGTGTATCCCGATTGGCCAGGCAGTTCGACTCACCGCGGTCGACGCCGAGGCTGCGGGGGATTCTGAGCAGATCCGCGTGACGTTCTCACCGATCGGCGACGACGAGGGGGACCTGCTGTGAGCATCCGCGACGGCTGGAAAATAACGAAGCCAGAAGAACAGATGATGGACCTCATTCGCCGCGTCAATAAGATGTGGGACGAACGCAGGTTCTACACGAAGCTGCAAGGCATCAGACTCGAGAGTCGTCGCGTGCTCATAAGCCCCGGCGTCTACGAACGCCGATTGTACGCCGTCGTTGAGGACGAAACCGTTTCGAATAACAATGCGTCGTATCAGATTGCGCCCTAGTCGGCGTGTAGGATTCCAGTAGACAAGGGGAGACGACGCATGGCCAAGTTGCTTCGAGTGAGAGTTAGCCGCACATTCAATGCGCACGCCGCTGGCGACGTATTGCTTTTGCCCGAGGACGACCACGTCGCCAAGCTCGTCAAGGGCGGTTACTTCGAACTGCTCGCCGTTGAGGAGCTGGAGCCCGCATCGAAGCCCGAGCCCGAGCCAGCGCCAGCGCCGAAACCCAAGGCGAAGGCCAAGGCCAAAGCCAAGAAGAAGGCGGCGAAGAATGTGTAGCTCATGCGGCGGCGGCAAAGCAGCGGCGCTGCGCATTCCCGGCGCAAGCCCGCGCAACCCGATCCTGTTCGGCCAAGCTGATGGGCGCCCCGCGCAGCCGGCGACGCTGCTGAAGGAGCACTCCGGGGGCGAGGTCGGTCAGTATCTCTACGTCTCAGGTGTGGGCGTTGAGAAGGCAGTTTCCGACGGCATCGTGCAGCTCGGCTATGCAGCTGGCGGCGGCGCCGCGAAGCGCCTCGCCAGACCCGTCCCGAAGGCAGCTACTGCTCCGGAGCATTACGTCGCTACGGGGCGAAACAAGTGGGTCGGATTTCACCGCAAGACAGCGGCCGAGCGTTACGCAAAGAGCATCGGCGCAGTCGTGCTCACGCACGACGAGGTGCTCAAAGCGAATCTGAAAACAGAGGGCGACTGACATGCCGATTCCGTGCTTTATGAGCAGCTGCAGCATCACCCTGGACACCGACGATCTCACTGGGCAGCTCGTCGCGGAGGCTCGGCTGGCTGACACCGGCTCGCTCGACTGCGTGGATCGTGCTGACCCGGACACCACTGACGGGGTGTATGTCAAGGTCGCCGGCCTCGCGACAGATCAGGTCGGATACAACCAATTTGATTCTTCCCCTGCGACCGTGCCGCCCAGCGGGACAGCGTTTCCAGGAGCCGTCCCTCCGTGCGGTCAGTCACTTGCCCGCACTGCTGATGGCACTCTGTTCGCGTACCCCGAGGGCGCGCTAACAGATTCGTACGCTGGCTCTGGCGGCGCGCTTCTGACGGTTGGCGGGTCTACCAACTACAACGCGCACCAGACAATCAACAATGACCACACATTCGAATTCGATATTACAAACCCGCTCGACTGCACGGTTTGGTGTCATTACCTAATTAATGAAATGAAGGTGGTCGGAAAGCGCAGGCCAGACTCGGGACCCGATCCTCATGTGGGCACGCCGCCGTACGAAGAGGCGTTCTACATTACGGGGTATGGAGAGATCGTCGTCCCCGGCGACATCATCACTACAAACCTACACAGATTCGACATACACGGGTCATGGTCAGGTGAGGGGAATAGCCCGCAGCATCAGCAGGTCTTTCACATGCACGCCATATTCCCAATACCGGGGAATTCTTTTGTAACTCTCACCAATAGAATCTTCGTGGTGTCGAAATATCACTTCGACATGAGTGAGGGGCTGACCGAAAGCGGCGTCGCGTTCCTGCACCCGGTTGCAACATTCTGGCGCGACGAGCCGCCACGCGTAGGCGACTGATTTAGAACCACGAATCAGGGCTTGCAGCTTCTATCTCTGCAAGCTGAGCTGGTGTTGCGTTTAGATCAACCCACGCCGCGCGAGCAGCGTCGTAAAGTGGGCGGGGGAAGTTAGGCATGTTGACTGGCCACTCACACATGGGCGGCTGTGATCCTGGGTAGAACTTTCGCCAGGAGGCGATTCTTCGCTCGCAATTATGCAGGAAATTCGCAATGTTTAGCTCGCCGTAACTGGGCGTAATGATCTGGTCCGCTGTCTCCACTGGATCGACGGGGACGATGGGCGTTCTTGGCTTTGGCGCCTTGACCTTCTTGCAAGGATTTTTCGGCGTCGACTTGACCGGCTTTCCGTGCTTGACCTTGCACGGCTTGACCTTCGTCGGCTTCGCTACCGCGGCGCTTGGCGCGGCGGCGCTAATGCAAAATAACGCTGCAATCAATAATATGGCGGTCTTCGAGGTTTTCATAATTCCTGTATCGGCACAATGCCGACCAGACTTGAGTGCTTGGTATCATTGATCCCAGGCAACGCGGACGGGAGCAACCTAATGGCATGTGGGTGCGCTGAATTTTGCAATTGCTGCGTAGCAGACACCGATACCGTCTCATGGACCGGCACTGGTGCTACCGGCAATTGCCACATGGCAACAGTGATCCCTGACCCCGCCGGCTGCATTACGAATACGCCTGACGGAATCGCAATCGTCCTCGATCCTGCGAGCCCCGCTCCGATATCCTGCGGACCCGAGGGCTTGTCTGTTGAGTGTTGCCCCGTCTGCGTGGTCGACTCTGACACGATTGACTTCAGTTTGCCCGGCGGCTGCGTGAGCGGTGAGGTGATCCTCGGCCCGGACGGCGCCCTCGAGTCCACGGCTGCGGGCGTCGCGATCAAGCCTGACCCGGCAAGCCCAGCAACGGTTAGCGTTGGACCGAACGGATTGTCGGTTGGTTGCTGCGAGGCCGGCGACGCTATTCTCCACGCTGTGAACGCATATCTGACGGATGACCAGAGCGTCACCGGCGGGTCCCATACGATGAATAGCGCGACATATCCGTGGACGAATGACATCACTGTCGGC